TGCTGAATGCGCGTGCGGACATCCGGCGTATCATTGACAAGACTGTTGATCGTGATCGTATAATAAAACGGGATTGGAGATTCGACAAAAAAGTCCTTTACTGTAACCGGCCTGACGGTGTCGATATAGTCGTGCACTGTTTGACAATCATCCGGTGTCGGCAAGCCTCGGTTATCGGCTCGCAAATCATCCATCATAAATCGAACCGTCATGGTTCCTGCACCCATCTCAGGCGCGGCCCATGCTCTAGTTACGCCGGGAACGCTTAATGCCCATTGGATATAATCGGCCGTGTCGCCACCCATTGGCGGATTGCGGATACGAAACAAGATGCGTGCTCGCAATTCGTCATCAGTCTCTGTATCGGCACCGCCGGTCATCTCAACAATAGTGGCTTGCGAATCAACACCGGAAATCGGCGAAATGAAATCGACATTGACGCCAGTATCGGCATTACCGATTGCACCGGCTGTCAATGCTCGCGCTGGAATGTTGGTTGGACCTGAACCAATAGTTGCGTCCGCAGTTGTTTCATAATTGACACCGAGCGCCGCTAATTGAGTACCGGCAGGAACATCGAAACCTTGTATTCCTGTTGCCGTAACAATGCCGCTGGCATATGTCGCTGACTTCCTGCCCGTGGTCCCATCGGAATTTACCAGCCATATGTTCCCGTGGCGATCGAGCCATTCTGTTTCAGCCGTATCGGGAAGCAATTGTTTGCTGAGCCAATCAATATACCGCAACACCAGATGCGCCAAGCCAGCCATTGCGTCGGACATAACACGCAAAACAGAATTGGCGATCAATACGGCACCGGACAAAGCGGCAGTCACATCGTTGCGCACCATCTCGCGGACTGTGCGTAACGTTGGCGTTGTCCAAGGCATTACATTTGCTCCCACAGCATTTGAAAGCGCAAATCTACGTCGGCCTTTGGCCCGCGATATAACCGCACTGTTACATAGATGCGATCAAGAGACGGCCTGATTGATAACACTTCAAATGAAGTGCAAATCTTGTTATCGACAAACGGGAGCAATGCCAATTCTGTATAATCGCGGGCTCGCTGCACCGTGCTGCCTTCGGAACTGATCTCATCATTGATCTTAGCTCGCCGCAACAGCCAATTCTTACATCCGATTGGCCAGCCTCCCCAAATTTCAAACGCTTGATAATCACCCCACCATCCTTGCCGATCCGTGCTGTCTGGATCAGGCAATATCTCTTCGGCATCCGCAAGCGCATTTGTTCCTAGCGCCACACTGACCGCAGTTGCTAGCTCGTTGCTGGTATCCAATTGACCATTCGGCAGTAAAAGCCAATCCATCGTCATGGCTTCCAAACTAACGACTTCGATTAGGCGTATGTCTGTCATCGGCTTAGACCAACAATATCGCGAGGCATGAACGCTGGATGAACTACTTTATTTTCCGCCATCAACTCCTCGTATCGACTAGTATCCTGATAGATCAAATTTGCCATCGATAGCGCTGGCCAATTTGTATTGAACGAGAAATTGACCAACGCCGGTAATGTCAGAGCAACAGTGTTTAAATGATTGACGATAGAACCGGCAAGATAGGTCAAGCTCTCATAAGTCGCGCTGTCCATTCGCTCGGCTGCGTTGTCGCGCGCCAGATTAAAAGCACCAGTCATTCGTGACATCATGTTCTGCGCGTCATTACGTGACGAGAAAGTCATCTGCGTAATGAATATGCATTCTGTCGTCAAACAATATTGGATTGCAGTGTCATATACCATCGTTGCAATTGGTGTCGTCGGTGTCAGCTCTGTTATTTGAACTCGAACAGATGCTACAAGATCAGCCGTTATCGGCAATGTCCGGGCGGTAACAAAGCAATTATAAAGATTCGTTCCGAACGTATTATCAACCAAATATTGTAATCCGTTGACGCGCACCAATCCTATCAACCGCCGCAGTTCCGCGGCTTGGACACCTTTGGCCGACACCATTTGCAAGATATACCCGCAAATAGAATTGATAATGTCGGTCAATTGCTTTTCTTCGCTTTTGATGCTCATACTGGAATAGTACCTGCGGCTAATTGTTCAGCCGGTGTTGAATTCGCATTAGCTGTCGTCGCATTATCTGTTGCGGTTGCCTGATCTTGAACCTGTGCAGTTGTATTGACGAATGCCAAACTGTTGCCCGCGCTGCCAGCTTCGACAAACGACATTTCAAATTCTGTAAAGCCGCCGCGCGTCCGATTTTCTATCATCGTATATCTGTCGCACATCACTTGCATCCCGGTGCGGCAGAATACCGGATGGACAAGCCGTCCAGCATTGTCATTCTCCAGCGCTTGATAAAGCGCATTGCGTTGCGACGTATATTCGTATAGCGGATTGCCGTCGCGATAAATCAGATACCCTGAAAAATTAAACCGTCTTGCTTGTCGGCCCATGTCTTCGGAATAGTTGTCGTTACGTTTCGGATATTCATGGACAACGGTTCTTCGACCACTCATCCTTGCTGAATTTTCAACTTGGAAAATCACGCCGCGAAACGATGCCTGCAAGAACAGCATGTCGCGCCATGGATTGTGAAAATCTGCAATTGATGTCATGGTTCAAGTTTAGCCAATCTGGCTTCGAGATCGTTGATCCGCTGCGTAAGTTTTGACTCCAACTCCGACAACGGCATATTGTCTTCTGACGTTGGTGGTCCCGGCTTTGTCGCATTGACCAGCACAGCGCCAACACCTGATGTCACCGTGGTCATGCCGACACCGCCGCTAACACCATAAGAAGGATGATTCGCACTATCTTGACCAAGATGCATCTCGCCGGTAAATGACCACTTGCTGCCTTGCGTATCATAATAACCGACAACATTATCACCGACACGGAACTCGATGCGACTGCTAGTGCAACGAATCTCGGTATTTACGGATTCGCCTTCATGCTGATATGACTGGCTCTGCCCGCTCGAACCTCCGCTAGAAGCATCTCGAGCTGGTGCTCCTGCGCTTCCGCCGCCACCGTTGCTTGATGACGATGAACCGGATCGATCCTGTGGCTTTTTGTTGACATGTCGCAAACTAGCGAATCGTTCTGTCTGTTGCTGATTGCTACCGCCAGCCGCGCGGAATGAAACATTTGCGCCGCTTACACTGCCACCGCCGCTTGCGCCACCGCCGCTATTGTCATATTTCGGATTGTTGACGGCAACCACATAAGAGCCAGCATCATTGTGATAAAACATCTGACCGGTGCCGCTGGCAGCATAAAGGGCTGTCGCGCCTTCCGGCATCTTAAGCGGTCGCACGCGGCGATCATCGCACAAAGCAACCGGATGACCTCGCGCACCACCAACATAAAGCATCAGAGCTTCAGATGCTTTACCCTTCGGCTGATCATGATTCCAATCGCCTTCGTCGCCCGTATTCTGTTGCGAACCTTGCTTACTGTTTTGTTGCTTCTGGTCCTGATCCTGCTTGAGAGGATAAGAACTAAGGCCAACCATTTGCCAACGTTCAAAATCACTTGGTGTTTCAGAATGCAAGACATCTGCGTATTTGCATTCCTGCATCAAAGTATCATCATTAAATTCCCGAACGGTTGCTCGCCCGCTACCCAAGCGAACTTGATTGGTCAAATGTGAAAGCGTCAATCGTTCATGCATATCATTGTGCCTGTGGCGTGCCGCCAGCCATTGCCAGATCGTTGCAAAGTTCCAGCGTTGTCCGGGTGCCTTCGTTATTGTCCTGCGTAAACGTCACTGACTTGGCTTGCAAATCCATATCCATGATCAGCATCGGACTTTTGACGTGATACTTGTCGCCGCGTTTCCAAAGCGTCCCGCCAGATGTCAACCAACCATAGACAGTACAAAATACAGTAATCTGATCTTCTTGCTGCCAATTATATTCGCTCTGCGTTCGTCCTTGTAGATGTTCCTTATCTGGTGTTGGCAATTCCATTGGAATCACGAATGGCATATAGCGCTTTGCCATATTGTCCATTTCCTTGCCAAGATATGGAACAGCCGCAACATCCGCTCCCCACTTTTTATCACTCCCGGTCCCATGCGTCACGGCCGGTGCCGAACTTTCCATAGCCGGATCATAAATAATTTCCCGACCGACTAGAATATTCTGACCCTCGATCAATGCATCGCCGCTGCCGCTAGACCCGACATGACCAACCAAAGCTCCGGTCTCATCGCTGGTAAGCTTGACGCCAACATTACGAGCGTAAAGATCAATCGTATCATAAGCGCTTAAGCCATGCATAAAACTGACACGAGGAAACTTGATTGCCGGTATCGATCCGCCTTCGACCTTCCAAGGGAAATTAAATGGCTTGATGACCTGCTGCACGATCTGTTCGAAGCCAACGTTTTTCATTTCCATTGTTTTTGAAACGACGCTGGCACCCGATAGATCGATTGGCGGACATCCGCCTTGGATTTCAATATAGTGTCTAGCCTTGTCGTAATAGACTTGCCGCGTGCTGACCTTACCGGTGAACGCCAATTGTCCAGCCAATGTAATTTTGCAATCGTCTCCCGGCTTGATTTGCAACGTTGTCCAGTTATTGGCCAACGGTAAACCTTCGCTGCATGTAAAACGAAAACGATAGGCTGGCTGTTCCTGCAAAGCATGCCGCACCAAGACGGTTTCCCAATCACGGAATTCCTGGCCTTTGATCGTAAGCACTGCTTGCTCGGTAGGTAATCCAACCATTATTGAAAATACCAGCGCGAGTAATTGTCTTTTGGATCACCACCGGATTTCGGCGATTGTCCTTCGCGGCCGATCTTTAGTTCTTTGAACACTCCACCATCGGTTGGCTTGTCATTTTGCTTGCCTGAATTAGCCGGCACGCCGAAATCGATCTTGACCGCCGCTGTGCCTTTGTTGAAAACGTTGTTCTGTTGTT